TAATTTTCATAAGTTATTATATAATTTTTTTTATAAAAAAAATATAGTTTTTTAGCAATTCTTAAAAAAAGAGTTGCTTTTTGACTACAAAAGTGATATAAATAATTTAAGTTGTTAAAAAGCTATTAAAAATTCAAAAAGTTTTTTTGCAATAAAATATGTAAATCTATTATGCATAAGGAAGTGAAAAAATGAAAAAAAATATTGAAAATTTAACAAAAGAAATTTTAGAAGAGTATATAGCTGGAAGTTCCTTAGAAAAAATTAAAGATAAATATGGAGATTTTGGAATAGATTATATAAATAAATATAAAAAACAAAATGTAACTGGTAATTTAATAGATTTGTTTTCCAGTAAAAATAATGAAGAATTAAAAAAGGAAATTTATAACTTATATCTATCTGGTACATCAAAAAAAGAAATTAAAAATAAGTATGGAGATTTTGGAATTTTAATAATTTCTAAAATTTTAGAAAAATTAACAATTCCTAGGATCTAACCATGAAGAAAATTATATATTTTTTTCTTATTATTAATATCTACTCCTCTTTGAGAAGCATATTCTATAGTATTAGGAATTTCTGTTAATAATTCTGAAAGGTTATATTTTTTAATTTTATTATTTGCTTTTAAGTATAAAATACTATTTTTTAGACTAATTTCTTCACTAATTCTAAAAATCAATGAGATTGAAGTTGGATTTTCAGGTGAAATAGAAAGAATATCATTGAAATAATCTATATATTCATCAAAAAAATGCTCAGAATATCCTAAGTTTAATTCCCATAATTTACTATCGGATTTTATACTTTCAGCTGTCCCTTTATTAACTGGATAACTAACTATATTTTCTGGATGTTCTATATAAATTTCATTGACTATTCCACTGGCTCTATCGTACCAAAGTTGAATTTTTAGCATTAAAAATAAATTTGTTCTATACCAAGTCACTGGAGAAACAATTAATTTATTTTTATTGAAAAAAATTTCCATAGCTTTAGCAAAAAGTTCAACTGGAATATCTGATGGTAAAGTGAGACCAAAAAAGTTCATAAAAAATCTCCTTTTTAAGAAAATAATAAATGTCAATCTTTGAGTAGTATGGCTCACAAAATGCTTCCCTCAAAGCAACTCCCCTTTGTGGGCTGTACCACTAAAAGATTGATTAATCTTGTGTGTTATCTGGGATATACTCAAATAAATCATTTGGTTGACAATTGAATAATTTACATAATTTTTCAAGAGTATCAAAATCTAATCTTTTGACTTTATCGTTATATAAATTAGAAATGGTTGATGTTGTTAACCCTGTTTTTCTTGAAACTTCAATAATTGTGTATCTTTTTTCTCCCATTAATTTTGATAAATGATTTTTTAACATTAGATCACCACCTTTAATATTTTAGCTTTTGTCTAATTATATCATTATAAAAGCTATATAACAAGTTAAAACATATAACTAATTTAAAAAATCATTTGACATCTTATATGATTAGTGCTATTATTAAGACAACTAATAATATAAAAAAATATACAAGTCATACGAAACAAGCAACTTATATATTTTTAAAAATAGTTAAAACAATTAGGAGAAATATAGAAAATTAATTTATCAAGTTGAAAGGTAATTACAGAGCAGATTCTTAGAAATACACACCTTCTAGCAAATAACAATAAACATTAAATATTTGGGAGGTAATAAAAATGGAAAATGAGTTTAAAGAAGCTGCTTTAAGTTTTTTGGAGGGATTGTTAGATTCAGGAAAAGTAGAATCAAAAACAAAAAAAGAAATATCAGATTTGTATGAAGAATTACAAAAAGCTAATATTTCTGAAGAACTACAACATTTAATTTTTAAAACAATTGAAAATTTAAAAAAAGAATATTTTGATTTTGGTTTTCTTGCCTACAAAAATTTTAAAGAGTAAAAGAAAAAAGGGATCCCGACCAAGACACCCCTTTTTACTAACTTAATTCCATTTATCAAAAAGATCTAAGTTTCTTTATTATAACATAATTTGTATTTTATTTCAAGGTATCTATATTTCTCCAAATAGGAGGAGAATTAATGAAACTAACAGAACTACAAGAATTAATTAACAAGTATGGAGAAAACACTAAATTTATTGAAATTAAGGAAGAACTTAAAAAGCTAGGTTACCCTTGCAAAATTGCAGGTGAAAAAAATGTTTGAAAATTTTAGAACTATTTATATTATAACTAATGCTGATAAAACTATTCTTTCAGCTTTCACTTCTGAAGAAGAAGCAAAAAAGAAATTGATTTTAAATATTCAATTCTTCCAGAAAAATTTTATATTCAGCCTTGCTGTTTGAACATTGATGAAAGTTTTGTTGAAGAAATTAAAAAGAAATTTTAAGGAGACCAATTATGAAAAGTAGAGAATATATAGAAAATAAAATAAAACAATTAGAAGATTTAAGAAGTGAACTTTTAAAAGAATATCAAGAAAAATTAGATGCTGGTAATAATGATGAAGTTCTTTGGCAATATATAAGCAATAAAAATATTGAAATTTGGACTTTAAAAGATATTTTAAACGATTAATTGGAGGCTTAAATATGTATATTAAAAATAGAGAAAAATTAGAAAAAGCATTGGCTAACTTAATAAAAGAAATGATAAACCAAGAAATGATTGATGAAAATAAAAAAGAAGTAGCTGATCAATTGTTAGCTGCAAGAGAATATGAAATAAGACAAATTTGTGAAAATATAGCCGATCAATATGCTTTCATTAAAAAACCACTTTAAGAAGGAGTGGATAAGATGTTAGAAAAGACATTTAAACAATTATTAATGTCTAGTAACTACTATACCTTGAATAAGCAAATAGTTAAAACTTTAGGGATAGAACCTGCTTTCTTATTAACTATTCTTATAGAAGCTTCAGATGGTTTAGCTGATGATGAAGGTTGGTTCTATCAAACTATAGAAACTTTAGAAGATTTAACAGGTTTAAGTAGACATAAACAAAATAAAATAATTCAAGATTTAATAGAAGCTAGTATATTAATTCAAGAAAATAGAGGAACTCCCTGTCGTAGATTCTTTAAAATCAGTTTTCAAGAAATTGAAAATCTAGTTTTTAAAAAAACGGAAACTAGTTTGTTAAAAATTGACAAACTGGATTGTAAAAAATTGACAAACTACTCTGTTAAAAAATCGCAAACTAGTTTGTTAAAAATTGACAACAATAAAGAACATAATATAAATAACATAAATAAAGAATTAAATCATAAAGAAGAAAAAGCTCCTGATGATTTAAAAAAAATAAAAGAATGGTTTAAGAAAAATGAAATAGATTTTTCTAAGAAGCATGAAAATAAAATTATTGAGTTACTAAAAAATAATTCAATAGATTATATTTTAAAGCTCTTCCAAGAGCAAATGGATATCCTAAAAAATAAAAAGGATGTTAAAAACATTGCAGCAGTTTTTTCAGCTCACTTGTTTAAAGGAACTTGTGAAGTAAATTTACAAGCTATTGAACAAAAAGAACTTGAGCAAGAAAAAATAAAAAATGAACAAAGAAAGGAGTATAAAGGAAATGACAAAGCTATGGAAGTTTTTAAAAGTTTATCTACAGAGCAGCAGTTGAAAATTGAAGATGAAATTATAGAAGAATTTAAAAATCCTGCTCTCAGAGAAATTAAAAAAAATACAGAAGTAGTCTTTTATTTAATGATTTCTCAAAAAATAAAAGAAAAAATAACTGAATTAGGATTGCTAAGTGCCTAAAAGGAGAATAAATAGGAGAAACTATAAAAATAAATATGCCATTTGATAAATGGTGTAAATTACAAAAAGACTTTGAAAGAGTAAATTCTAAGCTTCCAGAGAATGAAAAATTAGATTTTGAAAAATATAAATACTGTGTAGATTGGGGTAGATTATCTTTTGATTTGCATGGTGTAGAAATGGGAGCATTTAAAAAACTAAGAGAACCTGAATTTTATAACAAGAAAGGAGAAAAATATTAAATGAAATTACGTGGAAAATTTTATAGCATTGCAACAGGAGGAGTTTATAAAGCTTTGAATGTTGATTTCAAGGAAAGAAAAATAAAAGGAACAAATCAAAAAAATGGTGAGCAAGAATTTAATTTTTCAGATGTTATTTGGCTAGAAAGTACAGGTATAAAAATAAATAAAAACTATATTTATACAGATGATTATGTACTAGCTGTTAAGGATCATAAAGTTATAGCTTGTGGAGTTGTAAAGAAAAGAGCAGATGGAAGTTATGCAATAGTTAATAAAAATCAAGGTATAGTAAATCCACTTTTACAGCTTCAGTTCGATGGAGCAAAATTAATAAACTTACAAAATCATAAAATTTATTTTGCTAAAAAAAATCAAAAATAGGAGGATATTATGGGAATTATTCTTGTTAAAAATAATAAAGGTGGAGTAGGTAAAACTTATATAACTTTACAATTAGCTGCTTATAAAGCTTTTATAAAAAATAAAAAAACTTTGATCCTTACCAGCGATTCCCAAAATGATATTTTAAAATTTGCAGGTATTAAAGTTGATGATACTAGCAAAGCTGGACTTGAAGATTTCATTGAAGGTAAAAGTTATAAAATTAAGAAATTAAGAGATAATCTTTACTTCTTACATTTACAAGGATATAAGATTAAGAATTCTTTTAATGAGTCTTTTAAGAAAGCTATAAATATTTTGAAAGAGGAATTTGACTATATTGTTATTGATGGTTCTCCAGTAATGGGATTAGATAATTTATTTATAGAAATTGCAGAACATATAGTCATTCCAACTTTCTTAGATAGTATTACAACTCATTCTGTTTTAAGTATGTTAAAAAAAGTAGATTTAAATAAAGTAAAAGCCATTGTTCCAAACAGAATTGGAAGAACAAAGTTAGAAAAAGAATACTATGACTTTTTAAATAAAAAATTAAGTATCCAAGGAATTCATTTAAGTTTTCCTATTCCACAACTTAGCCTAATTTCTAAATTAATAGATAATGAAACATTATTATGGGAGAGTAAAGCTCAAAAACTAGATTATATAAAAGGCATTTTTATAAGTATTTGGAAGGAGATAGACAATGAATAAAAATTTAGAAAACGATTTTAATGAAGTTATAGCTTCTAAATCCGAAATAAAAGAGTTTAACTTCGCTAGTTACGAATTAAATGATGTTGAAATAGCCACTATATCAGAACAAGAAAAGATATTTATGAATACATATAAAAAATATAAAAATAATTTATTTGAAATGTGTTCTTCTTTAGCTGTAATAGAAAAAACTTTAAAACCTACCAACTCATTTATGGCTTGGTATGAATCTAAAGGACTTACAAAAGATGCTGTTTCAGTTTATTTAAAAAGATGGAATTTGTATTTAGAGTTTCAAAACTATAAAGATAAAATTTTTGCTTATTCAGATCAAGCTATAAAGATTTTAACAAATAAAGAACTCCAATATGAAGAAGTACTAGGTATTTTAGAAAACGATGTTTACAAAGTTAAAGAAATTAGAAAGCAGCTTCTCCCAGCTATAGAAAAAAATAAAATGGAATTTCTTCCAGCTGGTCAAAAATATTTTAACTTTAATAAAATAAAAAAAATGGAAAAAAGAGTTAAAAATTTAAAAGCTGAAGAAAGAGAAGAATATAAAAAAGAACTTACAGAATATGTAAAAAAATTACAACAACTAATGGAGGAACTATGAGTAATGAGAATCAAAATAATTTAATCAATAAAGAAGAATTGATAAAAAAAGCTAAAGAAACAATAAATTATAATAACTCTCTTGTGGAAGATGATGCAGCAGTTGCTATGCTAGGAATTTCAAGGATTGTTAATTTAAAGAATGAAATAGAAGAACTTAAGGTTTTCATAAAGGTTTTTAATAGATTAGCTTAAAAAAGACTTTATTATTTTGCACTGCAAATGACTTGCTCGTGTTAATAAAGCCCTGGACAGTTTTATTTTACAGTAAGTTGTTTGTGGTGTCAATACTATTAGGAGAATAAGATGTTAAAAATAAGAAAAATAGAAAAGATAAAAGATAAATTTGGAATATTTAAAAAGAAAGTAAGTAGACCAATTCTATATAAAGAAATTTATGGAATAAATCAGTTAAGTGCTTGTAATAGAAATGGTTCATATTCAAGCTGGGACTTCACTGGAACAATAAATGAAGTTAATGAATATGAAAAGATATGGTGTAGTAGAGGCTCAAATGGTTTTGACTTTATAGGAGTAGAAGTTTTAAAAGGCTTCCAAGGTCAGTCAAAGTATTATGGTTGGATGTAAAGGAGAAATAATGTCACTAAACATAAAAAAAGTTGGAGAATATTTTTACTTAGTTAATGGGGAATATACTGCAAGTAGTTTTAATGAAGCTGTTGTAATAGCTTATGAAAATAAAGAAAAAATAAAAAATTTTGAAGTGGAATATGCGGAAACTACTTTTTGGAAATGAAAAAAAAACGATAAAGGTTACTAAAAAACCAACCGATGAAAAATTAGAATCAGCATTACTTGCAACAATTATTCTTAATATCTCTAGAACTTGTACAAATCATAAAAGTGTATGGGATAAAGAATTAAAAGAAAATGATGGTATTATCCCATTCCAAAAATATATGGAAATATGTAAGGTTCGTGCTTCTGCAGATAAGATATATGAAAAATACTTTGAACCTACAGATGACGATATAGAAGATGATGTAAGAGGTAATTTCTTTTATACAGAAGTTATAGGAAAACAAGCAATGAAATGCCTTTCAGGTATAAATGAAACTCCAATTTTAACACCTGATGATGTTTCTCAAAAGCTTCCAGTAGGCTTTATGGGAACTCTGTGTTCATGGGCAAGAATGGTTAAAGATTTAGATACTGCAAAAATGAAAGGTGCTGCTAGAAGATTAGGAATAACTGAAAAAGAATTAAATAAAATCTTTAACTTTTCAGATAAATATATGGCATGGGTATATGAAGAAATATCATTTAAATAATTTTTAAGGAGAAACAATGAAAATAAAAGTTAATCAATTTTATGAAAATGTTGATTGTCCTCGTGAATTTATCTGTGCACATTGTGGAGCTCATGTATATGTTACTGATACTAAAGATAAGAGAGTTAAGTACTGTTCTGCTACTTGTGAAAAGCAATACTGGAGAGACAAGAGCAAAGCTGATGCAGCATATAAAAAGAGAAGTAAAGAAAAAACAATAGGGATGAGAAATTATAGTAAAAAAGAAATGGCTATTAAACTCTATAAAGAGAAAAAAGAAGCAGAAGAATTTGAGTGGAAAGAAAGAGGTAAAAATGAGTAATGGCTAAAAAGAAATCTAAGACATATGAAATGTATGATGAAATTTCAAGCTATATAAAAAGTCAGTGTAATGACAACTTCACTTTAAAAACTTCTTTAAATGAAATTGCAGATAAAGTTCTAGAAACAGAAAAAAAGTTCTTTAAAAAGAAGAGATATGATGTTACACATGAAAATATAATAGAAATCATTTGTTACGAAATGGTTTTGAAAGCTAACAAAACAAGACTAAGTTCTTTAAATTATTGGGATTTAATGGAAATAATAAACAAATGGTTTTTTAAAGCAAAAATAGAGTTAGTTTCAACAGTTGAAGCATGGCATACGGATTATATGGCTCATGTCAAAGAAATTTATCTAAAAGCTACTCCTGGATTAAAAGAATTTGATAATCTTATAAAAACTTATACAGAACTTTCAAAAATGATGGCTTCTGGAATAGATGTTATCAAATTTTTAGAAGATATAAAAAATCAACTATCTTCGTATCCAAAAAATTTTTACTTAAAATCACCATATTTCTGTAACTTATTGACAGAAATTATTATTGAAGCAGAAGAAAAAAAGGAGAAAAATGAAAAAAATAGAATTAGTAAATAATCAATTAAATGTTAACTTAAAACCAAATGATAAGATATTGCTTCAAACAAAATCAGGAATAGCTAAATTTGAATATATATCAAGAAAAAATGATGAACATCTTATAAAAAGAATAGAAGTAGAAAGAAAATACATCCTATATTTCACAGTTTCAAAGTTTTGGTTTGTAAAAAATGGAACTGCAACTTATTTATTAGGAGATGATTAAATTGCATAAAATAGTTGAAATTTACAGAGAATGTGGAAATTTTTATGAAGCTGTTCAAAAAAGTGGTTTACCTATTTTAGTTGCTCATAAAATATTACTTACATCAGGATTATTAAAAATACAAGACAAAATTAAGTATGGAGGTAGATCCACAAGACTTGGTGGAGAAGCTGAAGAATATTTTCAAAAACTTGTACCTAAAGCTATTGATGCTAACAAATATTGGCAAAAGAATAATCCAGTTTTTGATTTCTGTTTAGATGGACTTTATATTGATGTTAAATATTCATCTATAAGAATGAGAAGTGGTAAAAAGTCATGGGGTTTTGATTGTAAAAATGGAGCTGATTTAATAGTTGGCTTCTTAGAGAGTGAACCTGGAGCAGGTTTAAAAAATCCTTATATAGTTATTTTTCATAATCAGTTTGTTCCTTTAAAAGGAAATCTAACTATAACAGAAGAAACACCAAGATTTAATGACTTTCAAGTAAAAGAGGAAGAAGTGAAAAATATAGTAGAAGAATATGCTGAGTTAAAAAAGATATTGGAGGAACAAAAATGAATGATAATTTAAATCTTTTTAGTGAACCTGATTTAAGTAAAAATATTATTGCAGAAGCTTCTGTTGATAATATAGTAAAAAAAATACAAAGTTTAGTTCATAAACAAAATTATGACGAAATATTTTTTGATTGGATAAGATGTATGTTTTATACTTATTCAAATACTTGTAATAAAGTAGGAGCAGAAGATAGGGAAGAAAAATATAAAAAAATAGTTGAAAAATATGGTAAAGGAATAATTGATATATTCATTGACTGTAATGTGGAATTAATTAGACTTTTTGAAAAAAATATTGATGATTATTTAGGTAAGATTCATCATAAATTAGAAGTTCATAATAAAATGAAAGGTCAATTTTTTACACCTTTTCATTTATCAAAATTGTTAGCATATACAAGATTTGAAGAATTAAAAAAAGAATTAGATAGTGGAAATAAAATAAAAATAATAGATTCAGCCTGTGGATCTGGTTGCTTAATATTAGGAATGTTAGCTGTCTTAAAAGAAAAAGGTATTAATTACCAAAATAAAATTTTTATAAGCTGCAGTGATTTGGATGAGAATGCTATTCAGATGGCTTATGTCCAATTGACTCTTGCTGGTGCTAAAGCTAGATGTAAAAATGAAGATGCTTTAACAGGTAAGTGTTTTGGAAGTTGGGATACTTTTAGTTACAGTATTAGTGGTGACACAAGTTTAGAATTTGAGGTTGATTATGGAAGATATAAAGAATAACATTATTAATCAAATTACTTTTGAAATAAATAGAAGCAATGCTTTCAGTGTAGAAGATATTGAAAGAATAAAAAATATTATAATTATACAACTAAAAGATTATGATATTGTTTCAAAAAAATATGAGATAGTTGTTTCAGATAGAACTAATGCAGAACTTTGGAAAAAATTCTTTTTAACAAAGAAAGCTGAAAATCTAAGTGACAAGAGTTTATTATATTATAAAAATTCTCTTGAATTATTTTCTCTCTTTGTAAAAAAATCTTTTTTACAGGTTACTACAGATGATATTAGATTATATTTAGCTGTAGAAAGAGAAAAGAACCAGCAGAAAGCTGTTTCAATAGATAACATAAGAAGAATTTTAAATTCATTCTTTTCATTTTTAAATGAAGAAGAATATATTTCTAATAACCCTGTTAAAAAAATTAAAAAAGTTAAAGGTCAAAAAACTGAAAAAACTGCTTTTACACAATTAGAGTTAGAAAAACTTAGAATGGCTTGTGAAAACTCCTTAGAAAAAGCAATAATGGAAGTTCTTATATCTAGTGCTATACGTGCAACAGAATTGGCCAATATAAAAATAAGAGACATTGATTTTGAAAAAAATGAAATAAAAATTATTAGAAAAGGTAATAAAGAAGGAGTTGCTTTCATGAGTACTATTGCAGCTCTTGCAATTAAAAAATATATAAATGAAAGAGGAAATTATAACACTCCTTATTTGTGGATTGCTGATGGACTTATGTATAAATGTTATAAAAACCAAATTCCAGGTAGCAAGATTGAGACTGAAGGATTAAGAAGAGTATTAAAATCAATTGCAACTAGAGCAAAAGTTGAAAATGTTCATCCTCATAGATTCAGAAGAACATTTGCAACAATGGCACTAAAGAAAGGAATGGACGTTGAAGAAATTCAACAAGTTTTAGGACATCAGAACATAAATACAACTATGATTTATGTTAATGTTGATAAATCTAGTGTAAAAGAAAAATATAAAAATATAGTTGGTGGTTAAAATGGAAACAATATCTTTAAAAAATGATACTTTTTTAAGAGATTACATAAAAAATAATCTCATGAAAAAACATAAAACATTAGGTCAGAGATTACAAATAGATGCTTCAGATATTAAAGAGTTACAAAAAGAATTGTTTTGTGAATTATTTGATAATTATGGAATTTATGAAATAGATAAGGTAGCTAATGAAATGGGTTATCCATACGATAGCATATTTATAAAAAAAATGCTTGAATGTGAAGCTGATAAAATTATTGAAGAAAGAAGAGATAAGGAGTTTGAACAACAATATATAATAGAACATTTGAAAGAAAAATCTTCTGTCTTAGCTAAAAAATTATTTCTTTCAATAGAAGAGGTAAGGAATGTTAAAAAGAATTTTTTAGAAAAT